GGTAGACTCTTTAAGATACTGCTGTCTATACTGTCCCAAAGTTTCTTTTCCATTATGCTTGTGGTTCCGTAGGTTGTGGACGATTACCGCCTTTTTGTGCCTGTGCTGGATCACTGAACTTACGATTCTTCGCGGCTATTAATGTTGCTTCGGCATCGATCATCATCTTTTTATAAAGATTACGTGCTACTGGATCAGTATAACTAGCCAATTTATATTTTGTTACTCTTGACATATTGAAACTTGCATTAGTTTTAGCCATTGTATTTTTCCTTTTATGTTATTTGGTGCCCAAGGAGAGACTCGAACTCTCACGTCTTTCGACACCGGCTTCTAAGACCGGGGTGTCTACCAATTCCACCACCTGGGCATGGTGCTGTCTGCCGGAATCGAACTGGCGACCTACTGATTACAAGTCAGTTGCTCTACCTGCTGAGCTAAGACAGCGTTTTCTATTTATTAACTATTATATACGACTTTTGGACAAAAGTCAACTATTTACTGACGCGGAAACTCAAACCTGCACTTGTCGGATCTACAGCACTGGCTTTACTTTCTACAGTGACCACACCGTCAACATTAGCTGGCCACAGGACATAGGTTTCTAAGGTAGCTTTGTTTGGTTGTGTATAGATTTGGACAAAATTTTCACTTAACACTTCTAATACACAGGCCTGGAAATTTTTGATTGTACCTGCATTTACGATACGTTGTATTTCTTTGCTGACTATATAGTGCAGGATACCACCAGCTGTGGCATTATCACTGAGTTTTCTGAAGGTAAATGTACTGATGAATTTTTGTAATCGTGCTGGTAATTTAGTCTTAGCTGATTTATCTTTGCGACTTGCGTCAACAGCTATGATATCTGCAGGTTTCCAAGGCAGGAATTTAGCGAATTTTGGATCTATAGCATCAGGATACGTTGCAGCTAAAAAATTCATCAATTGGAATGGTTGTTCTATAGTGCCACTGTTCTGTGCCACTTGTATGAATTTCACAGCATCTTTATATTGTTTGCGTTTGGCAATTTCATCAGTGATCTTTAGTCCGCTCAAGCTGGGCGCAGCACCCCCACCTGATCCTTTTGAACTTAGATAGATAGTATGCCCAGTATCACTATCTTGAATAGCAAAACTATCAGCCAATGGTGTATTACTCTTAACAGGGAAGTAAAGCATACTGGTTCCGAGATCACGGCCAATGAATTTTAGGAATGATTCACGTTTAGGGAAGTCTGCTGTACCTTTATACATAGCAAGAATGCCCAAGTATTCACCGGCGTAGTCAATCAATGCTTTAAGTTGAGCATTAGTTAAACCTTGTGGTAATACTGGATCTTTACCTTTATTAATCTGCTGCGCACAGCTAATGATTGCTTGCCCATAGGCACCAAGTGCGTTTAACTGCTGGCTATTGACAATTTTGCTATATAAATCTTTAACACGGAACGCACCGGCACGTTGTAAATCTTTTGCAGTGGCTAAATTGACATCAACATCTGTAGTTTTGAATACTTGTGGGGGTTTAACTGGTAGCTGTTCTTTACCTGCAGATGCCGCATCTGTTTGCCCTTTGACTGTTGCCGCTACACTTTGTCCACCAAACTCATTGGTTTTAACCAGTTTACTTGTGCTGATAGTTTCTTTACCATCTAAACTGCGCAAGATAATTGCCCCTTTAGCATTAGGATTGAGTAGGAATTTTTTAAGTTCCGGTATCTGTTTTGGGTCTGCTGTGAACAAACGGCCATCTACAGTCGTAAAAGGACTTTTACCCTGTATTTTGTGGATAAAGGCAGCTATTCTTGATTGGTATTTTACTAATTCTGAAGTAGATAAGTTACCTGCTTCTGTGATAAACTGATGTGCTCGCATGATAATGTATTTATCTGCGTTCTATATCATCTTCGTCGCAGGCGACGCCGTATTGTATTTCAACGATTTTACAAGGTACATCGTAGGGATTATGTAGTCTATGCCAGCATTCTGCTTTGATTGTAAACTGGTCATGGGTTTTAAGTTTAACATGGCTTTCAGTAGTAGCATCTTCAAAATCAACGTGACAACGACCCTCAGCTACATGCCAATGTTCATCACGATCCCAGTGTCGTTGCATGGTTAGGCTTCGCCCTGGATTAATAGTAAGTTCTTTTACTTTAGTTCCTAACACTTCATGTAAGACACGATAGTAACCCCAAGGGCGTTCTGTCTTGGGTGCTTTCCATTCTTCAAGAATCCAACTGCTGGAATTCTTTTTATTATAACCGCCTACACCAAATTCAAACTTAACATCTGGTTCTGCCATCTCTGGTATATTTTCTGCTGTACGGTCTCCCCCATTGGCAAAGATAATTTCGCTGTTAGGGTACATGGTTTTAACATTACGGATGGCTTCTATAGCATGATCTTCTGCGTCGTTAAACAAGATACAATGGTCTACCATACGAAGGTTTTCAATAATCTGCACACGTTCGTAGCCGGGCATAAACGCACGACCTTTTTTACGTTCAAGCCAACTGTCGCTGTTTACTCCAACTATCAGAATGTCTCCAAGTTTTTTAGCCGCACGGAAATATTCTATGTGTCCTGAATGTAATGGGTCAAACCCGCCGGTGACTAACACAACTCTGTTTATCATTTTACAAATCTTCCTTTAGGTGGTCTTGTTATGCTCACTGGAGTTAGTATATCAGTTTCTTTGACTTTTTTCTTTGCTTGTTTAACTGTGGTTTTCTCGGACTCTATTGTTTCATTAAAAACTCCTTCAATTTTAGGCTCTCCAGCTTCTTCTGGTACCTCAGTCCAAGCACTAACATAATCGATAAAATAATTTTCTTTATCTAACCAGGGCATAATGATTTCTTCCTGCCTTAAATGCCCGTGTTTATTGATGCTATTAACTATAGAAGGATGTAATAATCCTGTATCTAATAAATCAATCCACGATGTTGTTGCGGGGTCCATCGGTGGTACATCACTTTTGTAAACTGCCATATGTATCCAAGGGTCTTGATACTTCTTTAAAAGATATGCATCTCGACAATCAAATCCATTAACGGCTAACATATAAATTAAATTAGTAGGAGTGTAATTATAATAACAATGACTGTAAGTTCTACTGTAATATCTATTGTATTCAACACCATTTGATTGCGGTACACTTATCACTAACATACCGTTGGTTGTCATTAAATTATTCCAATTTTTTAATGTTGCTAATGGATCGTGACTGTATTGTAAACTATCATGACTCCATATTAGATCTACACTAACTGGTATAATAACAGATTCATTGAAATCTTTATTAATTTTATATATATTAGGAAGATCTGGTACTTTTGATAATTTAATAGGGTCTTTGTCGACTGCAAAACATTTATAATTATATGGTTCTGGTGGGTCATCGCGAGTTGTTAAAGTTGCCCACCATTCTATATCCTCTCCAGTACCACAGCCCATATCACAAATTGTTCGTAGGCTATCTAAGAAACTATCATATTCTCTCAGTTGTCCTAAAACTAATAGTGAGTGTCTATCTTCCATTTTTATCCCATGTATTTGCATGTGTATTTAACACATACTTAGCCAACGCTTCTGTAGTGCCATATTTTAAAAAATGATTAAAAATTTTTTCTTGTAATTCCCAATAGGTTTTTTGTCCAGCTGGAGTTAAAAACCAATCAATCCCCATATCATCTATTAGATCACAAACAGTTATTAATTCTTGTTTAGGAAGTGCTGTACAGGTAAGTTCAGGGCATTTTTTTATATCTTCAAACCAAGGAACGCAACCTGATGCTATTATTTCGTAGTGCCGTACACATTCCCATCCATGTTTCCTGCGAGTGACCCCAAAATAAGATTTAGCATATTCAGTATAATAATCTTTTTCATTATTAAATGTATAATTACTACCCGATGTCCCAGCCGGAGAGACATGCATATTGGCTAAAAGTTTTTCTTTTTTAATATTTGTTCTATCAATGATTTTTTCTTTAGGGAAAGCATAACTAATAGGATGTATTTGAGGATGATTAAATGTTAATTCACGTTTAAAAAAAGTCCCACGATCTATCATTGGCCAAGTATCCCAAGGATCTGTCATTGTTGGCGATACATTATCGCATATAATAATTATTTTATCTGGAGGATAACATTCAAATATCAAATCCTCAAGATCGCTTTTTATATCTGTCCTTGGTAGGAGGGTTAATATAATTAAATCAAAATATTGTTTGCGTATTTTATCTTTAAGATTGCTAATGTCTCTATTAATGGACTGATCATTGCCAATTAATCGATATAGACCAAAGCCCTTGCCATGTAATTCAGTGTGGGATCTATAGGGACTTCTTTTATCAACTCGACCATCGTCATACATATACCATAACATTGGCCAATCAGTTACTTCAATATTTCCTAAACTGATTAATCCATGGAACAAAGCATCGCTTACCCACTCGGTCATAAAATCTTCTGCCCGAGTCATTAAAATTTTTTTATTAGCCAATTGATGCATCTTCCATGCCAGCTGTACGTAAACGTGTTACGTGGCCAAGCATGAAGTTCTTGCTTTCAAGACCTTTCATGATACCCAACCATTTGTTACGTAGTAATGCTACTTCATTGATGATGGTTTCAAAGTCAATGACTTCGTCTTCACCATCAACGTACTTTTCTGCATCACGACTAGTCAGAGCACGAGCGTATCCTTCAAGATACTTTTGGAAGTGTTTCTTGCGTATTTTTCTTAACTGAATGTTGAGGTAATTAAGAACTGCTTCAATCTCTTGTAGCTGATTGAAACGTCGTTCTGTAATTCCGGGCAGGCCAGCAAGATTCTTTTCTATGTTGCCATAGACTCCAACTTCTTTTCGTGCGTCTTCTAACTCCTTTTCATAATGTTGTATGAAATCAGGAATACTGCCTAAACTTGCTACTACTCTACTATACCACATTTTTTAAATTCTTCCTCTAACCATGGAAAAACTTTCTTCCAATTTAAATTACGACGTTGATCTAATTCATCTAAATAATTTAATAATTTATTTTGATTATTTACATTGTTTTTTTCATTGGTTTTTTCAAGTTTTTTTATTAAACCAACAAATATCTTTCTTGTATTTTCGTGTTGTTCCGGAAGCAGATTCATATGTTTAAGAGTTTCTTTCAACGAATCTTCATACAAACTAAAACCAAAAAATTCAGGATTTACAGCATTCGTTTCTGGTAATACAAAAGCCGTATACCATAAGATTTCTTTGTATTTGTTCCACTCGACTACTTTTTTTGCTAATATTGGCATACTGTGTATACTCAAAGACGTCACTGTGCTTAATATTCCTACGCTGATAAATTTCTGTTCTATTAAATATTTTACATTCTCTTCAAAAATATTGCAATCAAACCCATATCTAATATATTCTTGTTCATCTCCCCAACAGTCTACACTAACCAAAATTTGTAGATTTTTTAAATGTTGAGTTGCTATTAATTTCTTAATTCTTATCAGAAAATCAATTAGTAATTTTTTCTTAATTATTAAATTTGTGATAACATTAAGCTCAAGTTGAGGATTTGGATTTTTTTCAATGTAATCTATTAATTTATAAAAATCATCTTGAACGAACGGTTCACCACCTAATACTTGTATTCTTTGTAATTTATTGTAACCCTGATCTAACCATTGCCAAAATAATGGTGATAATTTATTGTACGAATCTTTTTCTAAATCTGGATCAACTTCTAATAGATGAAAATGATTCAATGATTTTCCAAATTTTTTATTCTCTCCCTCAATGCGAGAACTAAGTTTCGGTTCACAATAGACACAAGCAAGATTGCAGGTATTTTTAAAAAATACTTCGAGTATAGTGGGGTCTACACGAACAAGCGTTTGATCATGATCTAATTCTGGTGGGTATATGTCTTGTATAGATAATTGGAACGTTCGATCACTGGCACCACCTGAATTTTCAATATCTCGACAATGTTCACAACCATGCCCAGGCCAGTTACCCTCAAGCATAGTCTGTCTATCAGTGAGCTTCCGTTCAGTATTATGGAAATTAAAAAAATTATCTGGGGTTATTTCTGAGTAACTAGCACGATGACACGACCCTGTAACTCCCGAGTTTAAAAATATTGTTGACCATGCCCATTTTAAGCGACACGCTGTGTCAGATTTAATTGGAAAATATTTTTTTCCTTGAGGACTCATTAATAGTCATCGTCCTCATCATCATAGTCTGGTTCTTCGACTTCTTCTTCGCCAAGATATTCTTTAAGACTACGTTTTAAATAACCATCAGTGCCAGCAAATGCTTTAAGATCGCGTTCAACGATATTATGATCAGCTACGATAGCTAAAACATGATCAGCTGCGGCCTGTCGATCCTTGGGAGCGATATACTCTTTACAAGTTAACCAAACTTCACCCAGTGCGTCTAATTCAATACTCATTATGCTGTCTCCTCATCTTCAAGTGCTGGTGCTTCTGGTGCCGGGCCACCATCTAATAGTTTAGCATTGGCTGAAATTTCTTTCATCACGATGTCTAAACAACCTTCTTCATTTGATTCCCATGCTTTACGGAATTGTTTGATTTCTTTCTTATCTTGTGTAACGAATGCTAATCGATTACCATCTTTCTTAAGCAGACCTTTTGATTCCATCATATCAGTTAAGCCACTGTATGGGTTCATACCTGTTTCATATGGAATCTTGATCTGCACTGACTCAAATGGTTTAGCATATCTGGTCTTCATGATCTTACATGCGGCACGGATACCTTTTACTTCACTGATCTTGTTACCATCTTCGTCTTCTTTGAGTTTTAGTTTACGCATCGCAACTACGATACTTGATGCGTAGATAAAGCCTTGACCACCTGAAATCTTATCATCTGGGTCAAACATATCTTGCGAGGCATACGTATGGTTAGTTGCTACCAATCCAACGTTGTGGCTACCAAACATATTTACACAGTTACGCACAAGTGCTGTAAGTGCTTTAGGTTTACGACCCATATCACCTTTCAAATCACCTGCTTCAAATTGATTGATGTCTGTTGGTGTTAGTAACATACCTAAGCTGTCAATAACAAACAATACCTTTGGACAATCTTCTTTTGGTAATGTCTTATACTCTTTCATAAACTCATGGATAGTTTTAGCTACGTCATCAATCATAGCCAAATTAAGTTTAAGAAGTTTGTCTTCGCTTGTATCAACGCCCAAGTCGTGTAACCATTTCTCGTCGAGTGCGTTTTCTGTATCAACTAAGATAACATAAATGCCATCTTTTTGTGCGTTACGGATTAAGTTTCCACTACAGATAAAACTTTTACCTGCACCAGACTCACCAGCGAATACAGTAACTTTACCTAATGGAACACCACGATGGAAATCTCCACTAATTAGATAGTTAAGTGTATAATTGCCTGTCGAAATCCAGTCAGTAGGATCGTTAAATCCTGTGCTAAGTCCATCAATTGACTTGGTAATTGACTTTCTAAATTTTGATATATCAAACGGTTTTGCCATAATTATTGCCTCTCTAATAAATTATAAAATTCTTTAAATATTTCTTTACTGTTTACGTTGCGACGTTGGTCTAATTTTTCTATTTCTTCTAAACAGTATTTGATATTTTTTTCCATAGGACTCTGTATATATTGTAACATATTTCTCAGACTATTTTCAAGTAAAAAATCTGGTTTTTGGTTGATCCAGTCTTCTAAAATTTTAACTGTTTGGTCCACCATATGATTGGGTAGATGCCTGACATTTAAATAATTTGGTTCTGTCAACGGGCCAATGACAAAACTATTATTATGGAATCCCATATTTTTAAAAAACTGAATACAATCAAATATGCTGAGATAATTTAATAAAAAATACAACATATTGAAACTTATTTTATGATTTAATTTCTTAATCGTTATTAAATTATCTAAAAAATCTTGCCAACGCCCGCCCCAACGTATATATTCGTATTCCTGTTCTATAGTTTCAACACTGACTGTCCAATGTACATTTTTAAAGTCACAAACTAAATCAAATATTTTAGTATCAACTTTACTTAAATTTGTATTGATTCTCAAATTGACGTTGGGGTTCTTTTCTTTTAATATTTGCAATAATTCTGAATTTTCCTTCATTAGCAATGGTTCGCCACCTGCCAAATATACGTGCTCAAGTTGATCGGCACGTTCAAATATATATTGTTTCATTTGATTAAATCGATGTTGTGGTACCGCATCAAATTCTATACCCAATTCAGTAGCCCATTTGCTACTAAATTCTGGAACGCAATATACACAGGCAAAATTGCAGGTATTGTTCCAACGTATATCAATTGTCTTTAAATTAAAATTATCAATTCCTTTATAAGTATTAAAATTAACATCACGTAATTCTTTAAGATAAAAAATGCGGTCGCTGATAATGTCAAAACTCTTTTTGTCTTTTTCTAAATCATAACATACATGACATCCTTGTCCAGGTTTATTGTAATACATGTTATGTTTTTTAAGTATGTTACTTTCCCCTTGTAATATTTCTACTATATTGTTATCTTTTAAATTGCCGATTGGGGCAGGGTTACGAATGCAGTTCTTCACTGTACCATCAACATAATACATAAAACCAGTCCAAGGTATAGGACAGAAATTTTTGTTGGTTAGATAATCCTTTTCATTCATAAGATAATTTCTTCTAAGAAATTAATAAGTTCTTGCGCCCATTTGTCTGGATCTTCATATTCTGGTGGTTGCTGTCCTGGTTGCGTAGCCACCGCACCAGGTTTAACTAATACCATCTGTGGCCACTCATCCTTGCGTTTACATTGATCGTGTGCTAATTCTAACGTTTTTTTCTGTACAAGATATTGATCCCACGCAGGATTAGGCGCATCTTCTAATTCTGTCATCTGTGTGCTGATATTAATTATAGTCTTATGCTGTCCTTGCCAGCGACCCCATATTTCCCATAGTAACTCTGTTTGTGCAAATCCTACCTGTGCATTATTAATGAAGACTTCACAAGGTTCAATCATACTGGCCACTTTAGGAATACTGCGTATGTTATACCCGTTACGACGGCTAAGGCCAATAACTTCGTGGCCATTCGTTTCAAATACTTTTGCTAATGCTTGCCCAATGCCTGCACTATGTCCAGTAATTGCTACTTTCACTCTATACCTCGTAATTGCTTTTGTTTTTGTATGTATGCCAAAGATTCTGGAGTATTTTTATTTTCAACAGATAATTCACTTGGCATTGATAGATAAGCATAACTATGATCTATGTCGTGTTCTTTCGCAAATGCTATGATATTTGGTAGATCATCTACATTTAACGCACTAACCGTGGTCCATAAATTTAATTTTATTGGCATTGATTTGTAGATCATTAAATTCTTGTAAAACTTATCCCATTTAATTGGCCAACGTACAAAATCATGTACAGCACCAATTCCATCTAAACTTACTGTTACAGTAACACTAATTTTACGATCAACTAATGTCAACAATTCTTCTAACACTGTACTACCATTTGTATTAAGTCTGACGGACTTCACATTTATAGGTAAGTTAGTTAAAATCCAACGATAATTTTTACTGTGGCTTGGTTCTCCACCGTTAATATCTAAATGTACAATGCGTTCTTGTGGTAGTGACCAAAACCTATCAGCATTATTGATCTTAATATATTTCTTATTAGTTAAACTACCAATCTTTGTACTGTGTTCTGCGTTACAGGTTAAACAAGCACTATTACACACATTGTCCAATACTCCACCAACTATTAGATAATCGTTGCGTATACGTTTAAACACAGTATCTCGCTTGATGCTGTCTAATCTGATACTATGGCCCGATTCTTGTTCTGTAACTTTACATCTCTGACATTCTATAGGCCATACGTCACGGGCCATTTCATCTTTAATTTCAGATAACCATAAGCTAGATCCTAATTCAGCATATGAGTTAAATTCTGGAGAATTGGCCATATGACCACAACACCCAACAGTGCCATTGGGATTAAATCTAACAAAATGATCTAGTCTAGGGCAGTGCATTTTAATTTTTCGCTTGCTTTAGGATCTTTTTCTTTGAGATATGCTATTACTTCGTTAAATGTTAAAGATTGTCCTATTAGATCTAATAAACTATTATCCAATCTTATGTACATCTCATTGTGCTCACTTTTTTTTAATTGTTCAATTTTTTCAGCTGATAAAATTTTAATTTCTGGATGGTCTAATTTATTGGTTAAATTATCTAATTCGTTCATCCCAAAAAATTTTAATTTTGTATTTTTGTTTATGTACTTAGACAAATTTATTAGCCAACTTAGTTGAGGTGCATAATGTCTATTCAAAAACAAATAATTTTCTACAAAATAAATGATAGTATCTGTATCCAAATTAGGATTTTCCTCTTTAAGAGAATATATAAAACTATTAATACCTGATATAAATCTTTCAACAGGGTTTCTTAATATTATCTCAATTTCTGGAGCTTTTTTAATTTGTTCATTTACGATTGTTTTAAATTTATATTTTAAACATTGGGTCAAAACAGTACTGCCATTTTTATAAATGGGATAGATAAATCGATTTAAATCGTGCAACTCTATTACTTCGCAACGAGAAGGATAAATTATTTCATCAATTCTATTCAACATATTTTTGTAATTGAGTTATAAATTTTTTACTAAAATAATGATTGTAATTGTATTGTACTGTATCAAATTCCATCAAATATAAATCATGCCAATCAAATTCTGATAACTTTTCAAACTTACTTAGCATTGTTAATATTTCAATTAGTCGAATTATAGGATTCGTAATGCTATCAAATTTATAGTCAAACAAATTATTATATTTTTTAAATCCATAATATTTTTCTAAATAATCATGATACCCAGGAGGTGCATAAGCTACCCATAATGATTTACAAACAATTGGATATGTAAATTTCTCTGTAACAAAGGGAAAATGTGAGGTGGCCATAGTTTCACTTACTAACTGAATAAATGATGAATTTATTTTATCAGAAAGAATATTTATATTATGTTTGTGATCGTGACTTTTATAATCAAATCCAACGATCGAATTATAAAAATTTTCTGCTTTGAATCCATCGGTTAATATAAATTTTCGATACAATCGATCATTTTCCTCAGTAATATTGAGGATATTACCATCTAATCCAATTTTAGAGTAACTAAAATTTTTGCTACAATAATTATTGCTGAACCAATTCCATTTATAAAGTGCCGCAGTTAAAAATTGTTTTGCTACACTATTTGTTCCATTGAAAGAACAAATAAAATTTTTAAAATTTTTGTTAGAAGAGATATAATAACAGTCTATTAATTTATTAGTTAATTCAGTAGAGGAGTATGGAAAATTTAAATCAAATTTAAAGTTTAAATTTGGATAATTCTGTTTTATTACTTCATTGAAAATAAATTGAGACCAAACAGTTGTGGGGTGTATATTTAACTTTTCTAATAACTCAGTTCTAAAATTAATATCAAACTCACCTACATGATCGGTGAGATGAATTTCATTTCCTACGAAGTTGTTAAGAGCTGTTAGATTCTTGTCTTGATCTTTTGCATCAATTCTAAACATTGAAATAACCTAAAAGAAAAATAGGCAGCATAATATTAATGCTGCCTATTCTATTACAAAATTAAGACGTTTTTTGACGATTCCGGATCATCGCTAAGATGTCTTCGGCACGTGCTCCGCCACCTGCTGGAGGTGTTGCGACTGGTGCTGTAGGGGCCGCTGCCTCTGCAACTGGTGCCGCTACTGTCGCTGGTGCTTCAAACTCTTCATCGGCCGCTGCTGGTGCACTTGCTGGAGCTGCTTCAGCTGTAACGATTGTTACGCCTCTTGGTTTGTAATAATTACCCCAACGATCTGCATCATATGCTTGACCATCTACTGATGCTTCAAACATTTCTTTCATAACTTTTAATTCAACTTCGCTTGGTTTCTTAGGTAAGAAATCT